ATGTTGGTAACGAAAACCAAAAACAAAAAGTTTGGATACATGAAGTATCACCAAGTAGAACTGAAATTCGTATACAACCATTGATAACAAACGATGAAAATCAAAATAAACAAATTACTCGTAGATACAACGCTTTTATGGATGCGGCAGCAGAACTTAGAGAGAATGTTGCAAACATAAAAAATCAAATAGATAAAGTTGAATTACAAATAAGTGATTTGATTGATAAATATTTTATACAGAAGCATGGTCAAAAATGGTTAGATGTTGTTAAGACGGATTATAAATTTTTTAACGATTCACAATATAAAGCATTTAAACAAAAGATATTTACTGATTTTAAGAAAAGTGTATTTGCACAATTAGATGGTAAAGAGTTTAAATTAGGTAATCCAAATTTTAATCAAATTGTATCAAAACCTTTAGATTTAGATGAGTACTTAACACCAACTGAAATTAATGCAATGATAAATTCTAGACTTTTAGAATCCATTGAGTATAATATGGTTAATGTTACTTATAAGGATTATCCACAGGCTGTTAAAGATATTATTAATCAAAAGAAAAGTTTACAGACATTACAAAATTTATTAAATACAACTACAATTTCTAAATCAAATTTAACACAAACTGAAAAATTAGGAAAGGTAAATAAAGATGTTAAAATAACTCCAAATGCACCCGTTGAAGATTTAGAATTTGAACCTATATTAAAAAGAGTAGATCCACCAGTAGTAGAACCAGCGCCGACAGTTATAAAGGGACCGGAGGCACCTATTTTATCACCAATAGTAAATGATAATACTACTTCTATAATAGCTAGAGCAGGAAACATAAGAACTGCTGCATCTACTGATGTGATGGGGATAGCCAATGATACTTTGGTAAATCCAACAGATCCATTTGGTTATACTAGAAATGCAACGACAGTTGTAAGGAGAGATAGAGCAGAAGATACTTACCAAAGATAAAATATAAGATATTTATAACAAATGAGTTTAACAGATTTATATACAAGAAACCAAGGTGGAGCATTTTATACTCCATTTAATAATAGCACCATTAATTTTTCATATGGGTATAGTAGTGGTGGGGGTGGGACAGTATCACCCGTTGTAACTGCTCCTACTTTTGATATTAAATTGACATTAAAAAATGCTACTACAACTCCTAATGTTTTTACATTTAATATACAAAATAGAACATACAATGAAAACTCATTAGTTGAATTAAATAGTAATACTATAAATGATGTATTACGAATAAATGCAACACCAAGAGATAATTTCCAAACAACTAATAGATTTGAAATTGTAAAAAAAATTATTGAAAAAAAGGTAGTAGTAAATGATGTTATTGTACCTAGACCAGTATCATATAATTTTGATCCAGCATCTTCTTTGTTTGGTGGAATGGGTGGTAATAGTGGATTTAGTGGTTTAGGATTTTTAAATACTCCTACAATTTCTAATATTGATTACACTAGAAGAACTGAAGTTTCTCAAACAATTAAAGTAAATGGTATTGCTGTAAATGAATATGATAATAATAATTTGTTGTTAAATTCAACTGATTATGAATTATCTGCTAATATTGTTTTAGAGTTTAAAGGGGCTAATAAAATTATACCTACTAAAGCAACACCTACATATACTAGAACTCAATCTATACAATTCGCCTCAAATTATACTAATGATACTCTATACAATGAAATAGAGATTGAAGTAATATCAAATGACTTAACTGGTGGTAAAATAACTAGAAAATTAAATACTAATGATGGTGAATTACTAATTACAAATACAATAGGTAAATTAAGTCCTGTTAATATTTCGTTTAAAGGATTTAACTCATTTACCTTTAAAAATTTATATTGGCAATATATTGATAAACTTGATACAAATAAATTAAATCTTTCTGAATTTAATGTAATTAGTGATACAACACTTAAATTAACTTCAGATGAATTTAATAGAAATATTGTTGTTTATTTAGATGTAGTTGCAACAAATTCAAAATTACCAACTCTTACTCTTAAGAGTAATAAAATTGAACAAAATATTTTAGAATCAGTATACACTTCTAAAACAGAAAGTTCGCTTATTAATATTGATTTAACAGCAGGTAATACTAATTATGTAAGAATAAAAACACCATATAGAGAATTTAATCAAGCGTTAGTTACAACCTCTGCTGTTAAAAATACTATTACTTTAGATTTAAAAAGAGATTTTTTAAACAATGAAGGAACATTTAAAGTATTATTAGTACCTGGTTCTAATTTATACGGAGAGGGTTCAGTTTCAGAAGTTATTGTAAAACTTACTAAAACATTAGATATTCCAATCATTGATAAAATAGATTATCCAACTAATGTTTACATTCCATCATATACATTTGGTGATGTTAAATTTAAAGTAGATTTTCAATCTAATTTAGCAGATTATGTATTGGTGTATCACACAACTGAATCAGATGGTAATAGTTTAGGTAAATTTGGTGCAAAAGATTCAATTGTTTTAAATTACAACCAATTAAAACAAAAAAGTGTTAAGTTTCCTTTGGAGTTATTATTAGTGCCGTATAATGATGGCACAAAAATAGTAAGAGGGGAAACTGAAAGATTAGTTATATCATTTACTGATGCTGGTATTTATGTATCTTCGCAGGATTTAAAAGATAATTTGTTTAATGCTATTTCTAAGAATTTAGATTTAAAATTACAAACCGAAGAAAAGTATTTATCACATATTGCATCATTTGATAAAAATGATTCACAAATATTAATATCAAACTGGGATACTGATTTAACTACATTTACTAAATTTAAAAGAGATGAGTTAGGAAATCAAGTACCGGATGGCGAAATAAATAAAAGTGTTGTATTAAAGTTATATGAAGCATTACCTGCTAACATAACTAAAAATGATGTTTTATGGATTTCAAGATTATCTTCTTTACCAATTATACAAAAGGTAATTATTAATAGTAATCCGGAAGATAATACTTTACCTTTAAGAGCACCTAATTTTAATATAGAAGTTGAATATGTTAAAGGTCAATCTACAATATATGAATCTTATAATGATTTAATATTAAGTGGGTCTTCTACATCGCAACAATTAGTAGATAAGTATCTTACTGATAATTTAGTAGAAACTACTAAAATAAACATAGATTATTCTGAGTTTTCTAATTTTGTAAAATATAGTAGTGCAAAAGAAAGATTAACTAACTTTAGATATAAAAAAGAATTAGCAGAATATTATGAAGATAAGATTGCATTTTTAAGTGCATCCTATTTTGAAACAGCTAGTCTTATTACATTAAACAATATTGAAACTTATACTGAAAAACTTTCTACTTTAGTAAATGGTTTTGATGGTTGGGAAAAAAGTTTAGTAAGTAGTTCACTAACATTTACAGCTGATAGTGCTTCTTATGAATCTTTTCCTGGTGGTAGATTTAATACAATAAGTGGTTCTAATGCATTTGCAGATAATGGTGCAACATATGTAACCGATTTGAATACTACATTACATAATTGGTTTTTAGGAACATATGAATCCGCTTCGGTATATGATGATAACAATCTATCTTCATTAAGAAATAACATTCCATTATTTATAAGTGAAGATGATACAAACGAAGAGTTTTTATTATTCTTAGATATGATAGGTAATCACTTTGATATTATACACACTTATATCAAAGGAATGACTGAACAAAGATTAATTAGTGAAAATAATTCATATGGTATAAACGATGAATTACTTTACAATTACTTACAATCTTTAAGTTGGGATGCTAAAAATCTTAATTCAAATAAACAACTTTGGAGTTATACATTTGGACAAGATGCAGACGGTGATGGTATTATGGATGATGTAGATGGTTACACTATTACACCTGAAGAATATACAAAAAAGATTTGGAGAAGAATATCTAATAACTTACCTTATTTATTGAAACACAAAGGTACTGGTAGAGGTATTAGAGCATTGATGAGTTGTTATGGTGTTCCACAAAGTGCATTAACTATAATGGAGTTTGGTGGACCAGCGGATAATAGATTGGCATCAGCTTCTTTATTTACATATGAAACAATGAGTCCTACATTAGTATTTAATGATGGGGCATATATTACAGCAAGTTGGAGTGGTGTTGAAAAACCACAATCAATTGAATTGGTAGTAAAACCTACTTACGATACAACTATTGATTTAGTTAGTGGTAGTGGTTTTAAATTATATATTAGTGGTGGTGTAGAGTTTAACGGTAATGTTAATACACAATATGGTACATTGGGATTAGATGTAAACGGAGTTAATTTAGTTGAAACAAATCCATATACTTTCTTTGATGGTAATTTTCATACAATATTATTAACAAAAGAATACGATGGCTCAAATTCTGATTTTGTACTTTATTACGGATATGCAGAAAAAGATAGAATTGTTAAAAAAGAAATAGAATATACAACAGCAGCTAATAATGTTTGGGAAAGTGGTTCTCAAATTGTAATAGGTGGATTTAATGGCGAATTGGATGATGTTAAGATATGGAAATCTGCATTAAGTTCTTCTTTATTTGATATTCATTTATTAGATAGTGAGGCAACAATTGGTAATAACATATATGCATCTACGGATGATTTATTAATAAGATTAGATTTTGAATATCCACATTCATTATATCCAACTGGTTCTATTAAGAATGTTGCTCCGGTTAATTCTTATATGAATGCAGTTAGTGCAAGTGGATTTACATCTTCATCACAATACAATAGTGTAACAAAACAACATTGGAATTATTTATATAGAAGTAAAGATTCAGCAGTTGAATTACCAAATACAGGTGTAACAAGATTATCTAATAATAAAATTAGAATTGAAGAACAAGAACTAATAGGTGATTTATCTCCAACAAAAAGAGTAACGAAAAAAGCATTTGATACATCGGCAAATGATTCAAATAGATTAGGATTATTTTTCTCACCAAATAGAGATTTAGATTTGAATATTGCAAAATCATTTGGTGGTGATGCAATTGATGATTATTTTGGAGATCCGGCTGATGAATACAATAATACTTACAAAGATTTAGATGATTTAAGAAATTATTATTTCCAAAGAATAAATAATAGAAACATATATGATTTTATTCGTTTAATAAAATATTATGATAAATCATTATTTGTAAACATAAAACAAATGTTGCCGGCAAGAGTTAAGGCAACAACAGGTTTACTTATTGCACCTCACTTTTTAGAAAGAAGTAAAGTTAAGCACACTAAACCTACGGCTGAAAATGTTCAATTAGAAGCGGTTATTGATGATACAACTATTACAACTTTAGAATCAACATATAATGTACATGAGGCGGTATTAAGTTTATCAGAATCAATAGATACATTAAGTGGTGAATACAATACATACGAAGCACAAATTGTTACGGATGATGTTACTACTATATCAGCAGAATACGATACTTATGAAGTAACTATTGGTGATATTGTAGAAGATTTAGCTAGTGCAACATATGATACTTACGAAGGTGTTATTGATTTTAGATTGAAAGATCCAACTATATTAGCTCAATATGATGTATTGGGTGGTGCAACTATCGTTGGATTAGATGACAAATATAGTGATTATGGATTTGGAACATACTTTACAAATGGATATGGTAAATATCATTATGAAGAAAATGGTTCATTTAAATCTAAAGGTGTTAGAGCGTTTTTAGTAACAAAAAAAGATACTATAATAATACCAAGTGCAAGTGTTGATGGAACATATACAAATGTATTAACTTCATCTTATTTTAGTGAATTGATTGTTCAAGATTTTAGTGCAAGTGTTGGTTTATCGGTAAATGGTAAAGATAATATCGTAGCTATAACAACAGCTAGTGGATATTTACCAACACATCATATTTATAAGAGTGAAAAACATATTGGATTACAAAATCTATTTTACAAAGGTTCTAAACAAACATCAACTACAACAATTGATGGTAAAGAAGCGGTAGAAACATTTACAACTAATCCGACTGTTCTTAGAATTAATAAACAAGGTAGAAACACAACTGAACCAATATTGGAAGTTGATTAAAAATAATGTAAAGAAAAAATATTTTATATATTTATAAAAGAATAATAAACGAACTATGGCATATTTAGATAACACAACAATTACGGTAGATGCTATCCTTACAAAAAAAGGTAGAGAAAAATTAGCAGCTGGACAGCCTTTAAACATTACACAATTTGCATTGGGTGATGATGAGATTGATTACACATTATATGATGCAGCACATCCAAAAGGTTCTGCTTTCTATGATGCAGCTATTTTAGCAACTCCAATCTTAGAAGCTAGTCCTGATGAGACTCAGGCGTTAAAGTACAAATTAGTAACTTTACCAAAATCTACAACAAAGATACCTCAAGTTTCTTTAAATGCAACTTCAATTGCAGCTAAAACAACTGGTGGTCAATTCCCTATCACTCCATCTACATCTCCAGCAGGAAATAGAAATGGTGGATATACAGCAGTATTAGGTAATAAAAATGCTGGTACAATTGTAGGTGAAGGTTTAACAAATGTAACAACTACAACTACTACATTTAGTAATAGTGTAACTGCAACTGCAGAAGTAGTTAAAGGTTTAACATTTACATTTATCCCTAATAGTTCATTAACTTCAACAATAACAACAACTTTAACTATATTTGGTAACGAGACTGGTGGTAGTGTAACTATTCCTGTGACTGTTACTTATGTAGCTCCGGTATAATAAAAACGAAATAATAATATGGCACAATTAGGATCAAATACTGGTACACAACTTACCAATGATTTAGCTAACTATCTAACACAACAACAGCAAACTGCTAATGGTGCGATAGATACAACACAATTGGCAACTATTATTAACAATTACCTTACAACAGGTGAAAAGTTAGTAATGGAAACTGGTGTGACAACAAACTCTGTTTATAAAGCATTTAATACAACGGATATCGTTACTGCTAAAAATGAAATAGTAACAACTGGTATTTGGAGTAATGGTAATGGTAGTATTGGTGATGTAAACTCTCCAATCGTTACTGGTTCTAATGCAGCAGTAGCAGGTAATAGTGGTTCAAAAACAGATGAGTATTACTACAATGTATATATTAGTGGTTCAACAACTCCTGAATTTGCAGTAGCATATGGACATATCAAAGGTGGTGGTGCAAAATCAGTAAAAGAAGATGATAACTCTACTTTACCAACAAAAGCAACTTATTTCCAATATAGATCATTATTAACAGATACAAACGAAACTAACTTCCGTTTTTATTCTTCTTCTACTGAAGATGGATATGCATCGGATGATATTTACGCAATTAACTTAAGTAGAGCTAATTACAGAGAAAGAATGGATGCTGGTAACTGGCAATTAACTTTAAGTGGTTCAAAAGGTTCTGTTACTTTGATTGATAATAGTGGTGAAAAATTCAATACTACAAATAGTGGTACAAACGAATTTAATATTGTACAAGGTTCATTAAACTTAGGTACAAACAATGCAGCTACAATTACATCATATACTGCATCAAATGGTTTAGGATTTGGTAAATTCTATCCTGATTATGGTATCTTAGTATTAAATCCAACTGCATTAAGTGCAAGTGTTGGTGGTGAATTAGCAGGTGCAACTCAATTTGAAACTGCATCTTATATGTACAAACACAAAAACTTATTCAACGCAATTAGTGGTGGTGGTGATTTCGAAGCAAGAAGAATTGAAAATGTATCAACAGCTCACTACTTTGTAAGAGTTAATAACAGAGAATTTAACTACTCTAATAACCCTACATTTGTAACTGGTTCTCAAGGTGAATTCTATAATAATTCATTTACAACTGAACCTATTGTTTATCCTACTACAATTGGATTATATAACGATGCAAACGAATTAATTGCAGTTGCTAAAACATCTAAACCAATTGCTAAATCCTTCAGTAAAGAAGTATTGGTAAAGGTTAAATTAGATTTCTAATTAGATTAATATAATTAAGAAACCCAACTCAAAAGGTTGGGTTTTTGTTTATTAAGATATTTATATTAGATTATGTTAAAACAGATTCCTAAATCAGATATTACACTTAGACCGTTTAAGGTTTATAAAAATTTCACAGCAACTCAGTTTGATAGTGGTAGTGGATTTAATACATATACGGCATTAAATCATACAGGTAGTTTTGATGTATTAACCGAATCACAATCATTAGAAAATGGTATATGGCATCAGTTATATACAATGTATTATAGAGATCCACATAATCTATATACATCATATGGTACAATAAAACCAACTTATTCTGAAATTGAAAAGGTTAAACAAAGAGTTTTAAATAATAGGGCATATGTTTATACTATTCCACAAATAAAATTTGGTGAAGAAATAAAACCAAAATCTATTGTACTTAAATCAGAATTATTAAATGAAACTATTTTAGATGATGGATTTGGAAATTTAGCATCAAATTATAATTCATATACATTTAAAAGAATTGATATTGAAAATTCATTATTTATATTTGAAGATCCTAATGGAACAGAACTAACTGCAGATTTAATTTCTTATGAAGATGGACCTGCTATTGATATAGAAAATGGTATTTTTCAAATTAAATTTCAAGAAGTATTTTTCTTAATAAAAATAGATGTAGAAACTTCATTTATATCTTGGTTAGGTGTATTTGATGCAAATGGTGCATTACAAGTATCACCGGTTGTAATCGGAAATGTATTTTACTCACATGGTATAATTACAATTACTAGAGATGCTGATACAGCAAGATTAAATATGATAGATTATGATTGGCAATTAAATTATCAATCTACAAATACTATTTATGAAAATGAAATTCTGTTAGTAGTAGATGAAGATGAATTTAATACATCAACAAATCCATCAGCAGTAAATTTCATTAATTTAAAGAATTTAGAATATACTACAACATTTGAAGGAACTAAGCGAACAAGTACTTACGATGCAGCTACTATTAAACCTGAATTTTTGGAATATGAATATAGTGCATCAATAGACCCTACTGGTTCATTTATTGCACCATATGTTACAACAATTGGTTTATATGATGAAAATATGGATATGGTAGCGGTAGCTAAATTAGCAACACCAATTAAATCAACTCCAGACCTTCCTGTAAACTTTTTAGTAAGAATTGATACTTAACATATATTTATATTAAACAAAAAGAACTATGGCAATTATAGACACATACAATAAAAGTAAATTAGCAGAAAAGAATGCTAATAAGCAGGCTGTTGATTTTATTAAAAATAAAAAATTTGGTACAGAAGCAGTTAATGGATTTACACCAAATTTAAAAACAGGTGATAAATCTGATTTTAATATGATTGATGCATCTGGTACTAAGACAGTTAAAACCTTTGAAGTATTAAGTACTAATGGAAGTAAAGAAGCTCCTTATACACAAGTTAAAAAATATACTTCGGTTACACCTAGAACATAATAAATGGCTAAGAAAAAAGTTACGAAAAAAAGTGGTTGGGTAGCAAAAAAGAATGGGTTTAAAAGTGGATTAGAAGATTCGGTATCCCAACAAATAGAAGAAAGAGGAATAAAAGTAGAATATGAAACAGAGGAAGTTAAATATATCATCCCTGCTTCACCTCACACTTATCATCCTGATTTTAAGTTACCTAATGGTATTAGGGTA